CATTCCTTTACTGTTTGTCTTGTTAATTAAGTTGTTTCTCTTAATATTAGTAAGTGCCTGTCCGTATAATGCGTATGATAGTGCATTTATAATGGTAGTTTTTCCAGTACCGTTACGAGATCCAGTATCGTCACCGCCTTGATCTAAGTTTTCACCTAAAACTAGTGTTAATTGTTCTTTGCTAAAATCTATTGCTTGCGTTTGATTTCCAACGCTCATAAAGTTCTTAACTGTAAGGTCTTTTATTTTAATTGGCATTATAATTCGTTGTAAATGTCTAACAGTGTGTTTTTGTTGAAGTTTTCGCTGTCGATAGCATTGATTTCTTTAGAAACAATTTCATCTACTGTTTCAAACTGGCTAATATCTAGTTCTGTTGATATTTCTTCAATCTGTTTTTGTGGAATAAGCACAATTTCTCTACAATTGTATTGCGATATATATGTTTCTTTGATAAATTGTGCTTCCTCGTATGATATTGGTAGGTCTAGTGTAACCCTAAGATACATATTTGGTTTAATTATGTTTGCTTGTGGATCTAGTAGCTTACTTAGTGTTGTGGTACGATACTTAGGAGCATCAGACCAATTAATATATTCAGGTGCAAGGTTATTTTCACGATCAAATATCATCATACCACGTTCGTCGTCACCTGCATCTGCATAGTTGTGAGGAAATGCATTACCGATATACTGTATCTTACCTTGTTTTTGACGTTTATGGAAGTGACCACTGAACACAAGGTCTTGATTTTTGAAATGCTCAGGACGTAAATCACCATGTTCAGGCATTTTTACCATAGCATTCATGTAAAAATGAGGTAATTCAAAATGTCCAAACATGTATTTGGCTTTACATTGCTCAATAAGTTTCCATTCATCACCTACTAACCAAGGTACAAGTGCAACATCGTCAATTTCTGTAAATGAGTTTACAAATTCAATACCTTCTATATGTCTAGCAAAGTCAGTAGAGCTTACATCACGCTTGTCTTTGTAATATAAATCGTGATTGCCTGTAAAAATATAAAAAGTGTCAAATGCTGCACCTAATTTTTCTAAACTATGGAGTGTGGCCTGCATAGTTGTGAGATTTAAACTATTACGATTGTGATGCCAGTCTCCGCAAAATATTCCAGTTTCGCAATTATTTTCTTTTGCAGTTTCAATAAACCAGTCAACAAAATTTTCACAATCGTCGTTATGTATTTTACTGTTACCTTTTAATCCAAAGTGTATATCAGTAAATACTGCTGCTTTTTTAAACATAAAAATTTAGAATGTATTGTTTTCTTGGAATTCTTTTTCTCTTTTTAAAGCTACTTCCCATTCGTCATTTGCTTGTCTTGTGTAGCTAGGATTCATATCATTCATTTCCAAAATATCATCTCGTATGTTTTGATTACGCTTTTCTAGATTAATTACCCTAACAAAACTGTTTGTAACTGCTGCTGTATAATATGCAAATGGATTTTGACTTTTAGATTCGTCAAATTGTAAACCAATCTGAGCTAACTGTAAGATTGCTTGACCTCTCATTTCATCATTGTAGGTATATCCTCTTACATTACCACGTGTAGCATATCTTTCACATAATTTCATCCACATAAGAGCAAGTTTATCTGTGGGTATACCGTGATCAAGGCAGAATTTACCAGTTTCTAAATCACCTTTCCAATGGCTTTTTCCAATACAAATTAAATCATTATTATTATCATATTTCCAATGTTGGAATGGAGGAAAATTGACTTTTACTTTTGTGTCTGCTATAGTTTTAGGATTTTTTTTCCTGCCAGGTTGATCAGGTATATGATGATAAGTCATAACCCTAAAAATTAAATCTTGTTTATCTACTTCTTCAAGAGATATTTGTAAATTTTCTCTTTTGATTTTAGATTTTTTTGCCTCAACAAGAATAGTGTTGTCAATATCTGATAGTGAATTAATAATTATGTCGTATATATGATACTTTGGGTTAGAAAAGCTGCAAAATGAATTTTTACTTTTGTGAATTTCTGATAAAATATCTTTGTTATTTAAATAGTTTGTTTTTTTCATTAAAATACCTCTTTACATTATTATAAATTCTTAGCCATAAAAAGTCAATAAATAGTTTAAAGGAGATATTATGGCAAATCCTCAAGAACTATTAAATTCTAGTGGTTTTGGTACTTGGCTAAGAACAAACGTAGGTAGCTGGCTATCCGACCCTAGTGATACAGAAAAAACTCCAATAGATGATATTTCGTCCTCTTCTAATACAGAGGATAAAAATGATTGGAGAGTGCGATTAAGCATACCGCCTGCATGGGGGAAAGGAGCTGGCACAATTGAAGGAAGAGAATACGAAAGTTTAGAACCGCTTTTTAAAACTAGCGGTTTTATTTTTCCTTATACACCTACAATAATGATGCAACATACAGCAACATATGACACAATAAAACCTACTCATAGTAATTATCCTTTTCTGACCTATCAAAACTCATCTGTAGAAGCTTTTACTATAGCTGGAGATTTTTTGATTGAAAATGAAATGGAAGGCAGGTATTGGACTGCAGCATTGCATTATCTACGCTCAGTTACAAAAATGGGATACGGAGATGATGATTTTAATGGTGCTCCTCCTCCTGTTGTAAAGTTGAATGGTTATGGGCCGCATATATTTAAAGATGTACCAGTAGTAGTTCAATCATTTAATATAGAATTACCTAATGATGTAGATTATATTATGGTAAGGCAAGAAAAAGGAGATACTGAAGTAAAAACATGGGTTCCTACTCGATCAAATATCGCTGTAAACGTTCATACTGCATATAGTAGAAGAAAAGTAAGCACATTTTCATTAGAAAAATTTGCTAATGGTAGTTATTTAAATACTGATAAAGGATTTATATAATGAGTATTTATAATTCAACTAGTCCATGGTTTGCTACTTCGCTTGTAAATAATAGATATTTAGATATTTTAGAAATACGACCAATACCAGCCTCATTAGATGATAGAAAAATTGCTATTCCTTCACAGTATACGCATAGGCCTGATTTAATGGCATATGATTTGTATCAAGATTTTAAATTATGGTGGGTTTTTGCTCAAAGAAACATGGATGTCATACAAGATCCAATTTATGATTTTGTACCAGGAGTAGAAATTTATATACCTAACGCAGCTCAACTTCGTCAAAAATTAGGATTATAAAATGCCAGATGTAACAACAGATTTTCTTGATGTAGGGTCACAAGACGGAAAAGCTACTTCAGCAACTGAAACTACAAAACAAACAGACCCTTGGAAGATAGGAGAAATAAGTCGATCTGACGAGTTGCCTTTAGAAAATGATTTGTCTGTGTTTGCATCTTATAATTATAATTTTACTTTGGCTATATTAACAGTTGATGAAATTAATTTTCCTGATAGCACATATAAAAAGATTGGACCATCACATATTATTTTAAAGTCTGGCGGCGGAATACCAGTTTCTGAATCCTGGTCAGGTACAGTTTCAGGTGGAGATAGATTTTTTATAGAAAACGTTGTTATAAATCATGTTATAGCACCTTCATTTAAGTATAGGCAAACAGATGCCTGTGATTTTAGTTTTCAAATTTTAGAACCGTATAGTATGGGGACATTGTTTCTAAAATTACAAGAACAAGCAATACTAGCAGGTTATCCTACTTATCAAGAAGCTCCGTTTATATTAATGATTGATTTTGTAGGTTATGATGATAGAGGAATTATTTTATCTTCAAGAGTAGGTAAAGAATCAGCAAGAAGAATGTATCCATTGAAATTATCTGATGTTATATTTAATGTTTCTGAAAAAGGATCTGTGTATGATGTTAAAGCAACTCCTTGGGAGCAGCAAGCATGGACCGAATCAAATCAAGCTATACCTGCAGACATGACGTTGTCAGGTAGGACAGTGAAAGAAATGCTAGAAACAGGTGCTCAAAGTTTAACATCTTTAATGAATTCTGCAATAATTTCTAATGCAAAAAAGATTGGAAAAAAACAACATAATGAATATGTTATAATTTTTCCAAAAGAAACAGCAAGCAAAGATCAAAAACTTTTAGCTAGCACTCCATCAGACAAGCCAGTAGGAGCAAATCAGTTTAGTTCAGGAGGATCAAGAGACATTTCAACTCAAGAATTAGAATATTTTAGTTCATTGCGAGGTGATGTATCAACACCGTTGCCTGGTAATTTAAGTGATGAATTATTGAAAATCAAAGGGATAGAAGTAAAAAGAACAGCATATGGAGAAAAAATACGGGAATATGCGAGTGACCCAGCTAACACGAATTTTATAGGCGATTTAGTAATAAATGATAATTATTTGAATCCTGGACCTCAACCGTTTGCAGTACAAGCTTTTGTTGCAGATCCGAATCAATCTTTTGTACGTAGGAATTATATATCATCTAGTGATAACGTAAGAACAAAAACTTGGGCAGCAGGATCTCGTATTCAAGATATTATTGAAGAAATTATTCTATCAAGTGAATATGGAAAAAAAATTCAGTCACAAGCGCCTGATGAGAATGGTTTTATTAATTTTTTTAAAATACAAGTAGATGTTTACGTGTTGCCCTTTAGTCCATATCATATTGAGTTAACTGGGCAATTATCTAAAGTTTTTGTCTATAAAGTTGTTCCTTATAAGGTACATCACTCGCGTTTTGCAAGGTCAAAAGCTGCAGGTATAGGATATAAATTACAAAGAAAAAATGCAGTTAAAGAGTATAATTATATGTATACTGGATATAATGATGATATAATAGATCTAGAATTAAAATTTGATACAGGGTATTATACATCGTTAAGTAACGATTCAGGAACAGGTAAAGCAGGAAGTAGAGATATAAATGCAGAAACTTTATATCAATCTCAAGATGATCGTTTTAAAATGCAAACGCTTTCCGATCCTGATTCCCAAGCATCATCTCTTGCAGGAGCTGTGCAAATTAATGGTTCAACTACAAATTCTACAGGAAATAAGGGAGGAGGTTCTATAAGCACTCCATCTATTTCTTTTGCACGAGATATGAATGATTCATTGTTAAATGCATTAAGTGCATTAACAACTTTGAGACTTACAATATGGGGAGATCCGTATTATTTAGGAGATAGTGGATTTGGAAATTACCATGCAGGTGCAGGCCAAAATTTTAATATTAACGCTGATGGTACTATAAATTATGAATATGCCGAAGTTGGTATTTTGTTGAATTTCAATTCTCCTTTTGATATCGAAAATGAAGGTTTTGTAAGAGTAAATCCGTCAAAGAAAATAAAACCATTAGGAATGTTTAGCGGATTATATAAAGTAGATACTTGTATTTCTACTTTTGATGGTGGTAAATTTACACAAGAATTAAGTCTTACTCGCAGGAATAATCAACCAGATGATCTAGCAAACGATATTACAACACCAGCATCTGCAGAAAAAGCGTTTGTGGTTAACGTAACAGAAACATCTGAATCAGAAGGACCAGTACAAGATCTTGCTGGAGTATAGATATAGATTAAGAATTTTCTATAGAGAAAAATATGTTTACAAACAATAATTATTCAGGTAAATCAAGGGTTAGTAGACCTAGTTGGATGACAAGTACTGGGCCATATATTGGACGGATAACAAATCATTTAGATCCACTTTATATGGGTTCAATTGAAGTAGAAATTTTAAAATTTACAACTAACTCTGCGATTACAGAAGATAGTGGTTTTGTTTTACCGTGTCAATATGTCAGTCCATTTTTAGGTGTAACTCCTAGAGGTGCAGTTTCTCCTACAGATACATATGATTACACACAAAAAAGTTATGGTTTTTGGGCAATACCACCTGATATAGGTGTAAAAGTATTAGTAATGGTTGCAGAAAATAATTTTGGTTTCGGGTATTGGTTAGGTTGTATTCCAGATTCGTATATGAATTTTATGATTCCGGGGTATGCTGCAACAACCTATAACAATGAAACCAGTAGCGAAGTTAGACCAGTTGGAGAATATAATAAAAGCATTACTGAAAGAAAAGGCGGCAAAGATCCTACACAATTTGATAAACCAGTAAGTACCGACCAGTTAGAAATTTTAAAAAAACAAGGATTGTTGTTGGACCATACAAGAGGAACAACAACTTCAAGTGCTAGACGAGAATTACCGAGTATGGTTTTTGGTATAAGTTCTCCAGGGCCTTTTGATACAAGACAGGATAAACCAAAATATAATCAAACAGACAAATTTGGTAAAGGTATAATACCAGCTTCTAGACTTGGTGGATCGAGCTTTGTGATGGATGATGGAGATCCAAGTTTATTGCGGAAAACTCCAGCAAATGAAGGACCACCTGAATATGCAAATCTTGATAAAGATGAAACAGGCGGTAAGCCTGATTTATTGCATAACGAATTAGTAAGATTGAAAACTAGAACAGGTCATCAAATTTTATTGCATAATACAGAAGATTTAATTTATATATCTAATGCAAAAGGTAATGTATGGATAGAATTAACAAGTAATGGAAAGATTGATATATTTGCTACAGATAGTGTAAGTATTGCAACAAATGGTGATTTTAATTTTACTGCTGATAGAGATTTTAATTTCCATGCAAAAGGAAATATGAATTTTAAAGCAGATAAAGATATACATATTGAAAGTTTAGAAAATTGTAATTTAAAAGTTGGAAAAAATTCTTTTTTTGAAACAATTGAAAACTCTAATATCAAAGTTGGTAAAGAGTGTAATAATAGCATTGGAGAAGATTATAATCTCATTGCAGGTACAAATGAGGAAGTCAAAGGTAATTTGTCTTTTAAGTCTACTGGGAATTGGCAGGTTAATTGTGGTGCAGATGGTAAAATTACTTGTGTTGGAAATAGTAATATTAAAAGTGCTAGTCATTTGGAGACAGCAGGGGCAATACATATGAATGGACCTCCTGCTGCAGTTGCTACAGATCCTAAAGACGCAGAAGGAGCAACAGAAGCGTATGTGCCTATTAGGATTCCAACACATGAACCCTATAAAAGTCACGAAAACTTAGATCCGACTGAATTTACTTTAGAAAAAACAAATAGTGTAGATAATAAAGGACAATTACAGAAAGAAATAGAATTAGATACTATAAAAATTTATGATACATTTAGGAAAGGAAAGTAATGAGTGTTGAGAGTAATTTATATGAACAAATAGTAGTAAAAGGAAAAACTCCAAATGTATATTACAATTCTACATCAAGAACATATAGGGGAATAAGCACTGTAAATAAATCTAGAAAAAATAAAGTGCTGTTTGATTTAGAATTGATAAAGCAAGATATACTAAACCATTTTCATATTAGGCAAGGAGAAAAATTGTCGGATCCTACTTTTGGAACAATATTATGGGATGTTTTATTTGAACCTTTTACACCTAGTTTAAAAGATTTGATAGTTGATAATGTAAAAAATATTGTTGCATATGAACCTAGAGTAACTACTAATAGGGTAATTGTCGATACATATGAATCGGGCATACAAGTAGAGATGGAGTTAACGTATTTGCCATATAATATATCAGAAAATATGCGTTTAAAATTTGATAAAGAAGTAGGGTTTATATCTTAACTGATAAAAATTGAACTTTTTTTACAGATAAATATTATAAAAGGAATTAAGATGGCGTCGACTGATAGGCAAAATAGATTATTAGTAGCTGAAGATTGGAAAAGAATATATCAAACCTTTAGGAATGCAGATTTTAAGCATTATGATTTTGATACATTACGTAGAGTGTTAATTGCATATATTAGACAAAACAATCCAGAAGATTTTAATGATTATATTGAAAGTTCAGAGTACCTTGCTTTACTTGATTTAATTGCATTTTTGGGGCAAAATTTAGCATTTAGAATTGACCTAAATGCAAGAGAAAATTTTATTGAGTTAGCAGAGAGAAGAGAAAGTGTATTACGACTTGCTAGAATGTTAAGTTATGTTCCAAAACGTAATGTTCCTGCTAGTGGATTGTTAAAAATATCAAGTGTAAAAACAACCGAATCTTTTGTCGATTCAAATAATATAAATTTGCAAAATCAAACAGTTCTGTGGAATGACCCTAGTAATACAAATTGGAAAGAGCAATTTTTAAAAGTAATTGGAAGGAGTTTAGCTACTAATGAAAGTATCGGTAAACCCGTAAAATCAGATATTTTAGATAATATTAAAACAGACAAGTATCAAATAAATTATATATCTAATAATGTTCCTGTTTATAGTTTTAGACGAACTGTAAACGGAATACAGACAACTTTTGAGGTTGTAGCAGCAGATTTTGATTCAAATGTGATAGAAGCTGTTCCACATAATAGATCAGCATTTTCCTTTCTATATAGAGATGACGGCAGCGGAGCGTCTAGTAGTAATACTGGTTTTTTTGTAATGTTTAAACAAGGAACATTTCAAGAAGCTGATTTTAGTATATCTAATCCAATACCGAATCAAGTAGTATCAATAGATGCAGTTAATATAAATGATACAGATGTTTGGTTATATGATTTAGATAGTGACGGAAATTTAAATAATTTATGGTCAAAGGTTTCTAGTATAAGTGGAAATAATGTTATATATAATAGTTTAAACAAAAATGATAGAAATATATACAGTGTTTTTACTCGTATCGATGACAGAATTAGTTTAATATTTGCTGACGGAGTGTTTGGAAATCTGCCAAAAAATAATTTTAAATTATTTTATCGTACAAGTAAAAATGTTTCATATACAATTAATCCTGTTGATTTTGTAGGACTAAGTTTAGAATTTCCTTATATCAGTATTAATAATACCTTAGAAACAATTACACTTACTTTTACTTTAGACAGTATAGTAGATAATGCTTCTACTAGCGAAACAAATACTAGCATTAAGCAAAATGCCCCTGCGTCATACTATTTGCAAAATAGGTTAGTTAATGGAGAAGATTATCAAATTGGGCCTTTAGTTGTATCGCAACAAATTATTAAGGCAAAAAGTGTAAGTAGATTTGCAAGTGGTATAAGCAGATATTTTGATTTAATTGATGCTACTGGAAAATATAGTAAAACAAATCTGTTCGGAAATGATGGAATCATTTTCCGTGAAAATTTTATTAAACGTATTTCTTTTACATTTAATAGCACTACAGATATAGAAGGAATTATTTATAATTTAATAGAACCTATTCTATCAAGCACATATGTTAAAAACTTTTATACAATAAATTTTTTAAAAATTATAGTAGATGATTTGGAAATTTCTTGGTCAAGTGTTACGCAAGAAACGAATTTGAATACTGGATTTTTAGTCAATCAAACAAATATAAATTTATATTTAGGAAATTCTACTAATTCTATTTTAAAATTAATTAAATCTGGAACAGCATTAAAGTTTGTTGCTCCTGTTGGTAAGCATTTTACACCTGATGGAAAATTAGCATCTGGAGCTGCAAATTATGCAGGATCATATACATATAAATGGGTAAAAATAAACAGTGTTCAAGGAACAGGCACAGAGTTAGGTGATGATGGCACTGGTGCCATAGCAATAAATGATATAATACCTACTGGAGCTAAATTAAACGAAATCAAACCTATTTTAGCAAAATTTTTAACTAGAGATGTGAAGCAAGAAGTATTACAACAAATATTTGCTTATAGGTCTTTTGGTTTAAGATTTGATCAAACATTGAATATTTGGCAAATTATTGTAGATAGTGACTTAGATGCATTAGGAGAGTTTAGTGTTGGAAAAACAGGAGATAAAACAGGACAGCAATTAGATTCCAGTTGGTTAATTAAATTTACAACTGACGGAGATGTTTACTATGTTGATTATAGATCTTCAAGATATCTATTTGAAAGTGATAAAGAACTAAAGTTTTATTTTGACGAAGGAGACAAAGTTTATGATAATACAACAGGTATTATTGTAAAAGATAAAATCAAAGTCCTTAGTATTAATACAAAACCTACAACTGATGTTGAGCAAGGGTTGTCAAATTTTACCACAGATTATACATGGCATATAGTTGATAGTTATAGAGACGATTCAGGATACGTAAACAGTAAAAAAATTGAAGTTACTTTCTTTGATGCAGATGATGATGGAGTAGAAGATGATTTTGATATTTTTGAACAAATTGTTCAGCCAGATTATAATTTAGCGGATAAAATAATATTCCAAGAAAAAATTACAACAGATAATGGTGTTGTAGAGTATGTTTTTACATCTTCATCAAAATTTTTGATATTTCAAAATAAAGATTCATTAGGACCTTTAAGCTTATACAATGATGGACAAATTTTTTATTATATAGAAACAGATAATTTTGAAATTTTTGATAGGACAACATTTACAAAAAAAATAACCACTGAATATAAGGCATTTGTTGGCAGGAGTGGGTTAAAGTTCCATTATGAGCATGCAGCTGATAGTTCAGTTAGAATAGATCCAAGCGTCAGTAATTTGATAGATACATACGTGTTAACAGAAAATTATGACAAGATATTTAGAGAGTGGATACGAGGTATACGTGACATTGAACCTTTGCCGCCTTCTAGCGATTATTTAGCTAGACAGTATGGAAATGCTATTGATGAAATTAAATCTTTGTCCGATGAAGTAATATTTCACAGTGCAAAATATCAAATATTATTTGGAGTAAAGGCAAAGCCTGAGCTGCAAGCAAGGTTTAAAATTGTTAAAAACTCAGATCTCTCACTTAATAATAATGATGTAAAGTCAAGAATAATTCAACATATAGAAACTTATTTTGCATTAGACAATTGGGATTTTGGAGATGTCTTTTATTTTTCAGAATTATCTGCTTATGTAATGAAACAGATGGCTCCTGATATCGTTGCCTTTGTAATTGTTCCAATTGACAATTCAAAAGGCTTTGGAAGTTTTTATGAAGTTAGGAGTGAAGTTGATGAAATTTTTATAAATGGAGCAACTGTAGATGATATAGAAATTATAGATGCTATAACAGCATCAAGATTATCGTCTGTTGATACAATTGTTAGAAGTACTTCACGGAGTAATACCGGTATACAAAGTTCGTAATAAGGATTAAAATGGCATTTGACAATAATCAGGTAGAGCCAACTCTACCAGCTGGAGATAAAAATTATAAAAGACAATCTGTAAATCATCTTCCTAAATATTTTAGAACTCCATATAATAAAAAGTTTTTAGAGTCTACTATTGACCAACTTACTCAACCTGGTAAAGTAGAAAAAATTAATGGATATTATGGTAGGAAGATAACTAAACCTTATGTAGTTGACGACGTTTATATTGGTGATATTAATAAAGAAAGAATAAATTACCAGTTAGAGCCTGCAACTTTTATAAAAGATGATTTTGATAATGTAGAATATTTTGCAGATTATAATGATTATTTGCATGCAGTAGAAATATTAGGAGGACAAGTTAGAAATCATAGTAAATTGAACTCTCAAGAATATTATACATGGAATCCTAATTTTGATTGGGATAAATTTATTAATTATAGAAATTATTATTGGGTGCCAGATGGACCTCAAGTTGTTTCAGTTTTTGGACAACAAAGAGAAGTTACGAGTACTTATACAGTAACGGTTGCAGATGAAGAGGATAATTTTACTTATTTGTTTTCTCCTGATGGGTTAACCAGAAATCCTAATATTACACTATATAAAGGGCAAACTTATAGATTTGAGATTAATTCTCCGCAGTATCCTATTGCAATTTGTACAAAAAAAAGTTTCAGTCCTGGAAATTTATTAGTTCCTGATAGTGATTTGGAAAATACTAGTTTATTATATAATACAGGAATTGTAAAGTTTGATACCGAAGGCAATGAAATAAATGATGATTTCGTTGGTCAAGGTGTCATAGAATTTACTGTGTCTGATGTAGCTCCTGATAATTTGTTTTATATTTCTGAGTCTGACATAAATCTTTCAGGTATTTTTATCATTAAAGATATAACCGAAAATACGTTTTTAAATGTTGACAAAGACATAATTGGTAAGAAGAGTTATACAACTGCAGAAGGTTGGAAGTTTACAAATGGAATGAAGGTAAAATTTTTAGGTAATATAACGCCGAGTTTTTATGAAGATAGCAATTTTTATGTCGAAGGAGTAGGTTCAGAAATTGTATTAATAAAAGAAGATGATTTATCTGTAGCAAATAATTTTAATCCTGATATACAAATTCCATTTGGAGAATCAAATTTTGACGAATTTCCGTTTAGTGAAGCATATGGATATCCTTTAGAAAAAGATTATATTGTAATAAACAGAGCAAGTAGAGATGGTAATTTTTGGAGCAAATACAATAGATGGTTTCATAGAGATGTTTTAGAATTATCGTTAAGTCTTACGAATCAGGGTGTTTTACTAGATGAGAATAAAAAAGCAACAAAGCCTATAATTGAATTTGATGCTGATTTACAATTGTATAATTTTGGATCAAAAATTATAGGAAGTATTGATCTAATAGATAAGTTTACAACTGATGTATTTTCTATTATAGAAGGGTCAACTGGTTATAATGTAGACGGAATTGATATAACAAATGAAATGAAAATTTTGTTTGCCAATGATAGTGACAGCTTTGTTAAAAATAAAATTTACAAAGTAATGTTTAGAAAAATTAATAATGTAAACCAAATTTCGTTAGTAGAAGAAAATTCTCCTAATGAAGGCGATGTTGTTTTAATAAAAGATGGAAATACATATAAAGGAAAATATTTTTATTATAAAAATGGAGAATGGTATGCAGGACAAGAAAAAACAAGATTAAATCAAAATCCATTATTTGAATTATATAATTATGAGCAAGAATCGTTTTCTTCTAGTAAATATTCAGCCAGTCAATTTAAAGGCACTAAGATTTTTTCTTATGTTGAAGGTCAAGGAAACAATGATGTAGAATTAGGATTTCCTTTATCTTACAGGACAATAGAAAATAATGGAGACATATTATTTAGGTTTGATCTACTAAATGATAATTTTCTTTATTCTGATAATAACCAGCTTGTTGAAGTTAAGACATCATCAGGATTTTTAAAGAAAAATTTAAAAAATGGAGAATCTATTTTTGTTAACGGATGGGTTAAAGCGAATGCAGATTCAATGCAGAAAGTCCTTTGGCAAACTTTAATAGAAAAATCTACTGATAAAATTTTATATGATGCTTATGATTTTAATACAAAATTGTCAGATTTATGGTTAAAAATTTATAAAAATAATGTATTACTACATGATGGCGTAGATTTTAAAATTGAAGTATCTCCTGCAAATAAATTTTTTATACATTTTACGACTTCATTAAACGTAAATGATAAGATATTTGTGAAATCTAAAGGTAATGGCAACATCACTAATAATGCCCATTATGAATTGCCTATTAATTTAGAAAACAATCCTTTAAATGAAGATTTAAACTCTTTAACATATGGTGAAATATTAGATCATGGTTATACTATAATAGAAGAAATAGATAATCATATTGGTGAGTTTCCTGGTAGGAGTAACTTACGAGATATAAAGGAAATATCAAAATTTGGATCTAAATTTGTAAAACATTCGTCTTTATTTAATTTGGCATCTTATCATCTTTTAGATAAAAACTCAAATATAATTCATGCTATAAATTTTGCAAGTAAAGAGTATAGTAAATTTATTAGATTGTTTCACGAGCATGCTTACGATTCTAATTTTAGCGGACCAATTAAGCGTCATGTTGATACAGTAATTGCAGAAATTAATAAAAATAAAAGTTTTGTTGACCCATTTTACGATTCTGATATGATTCCAATTAATGGAAAATTAGTTAGTAGCACTGTAATAATAGATGTTGATCAAATATATTTTCCATTGTCCGAAGAATTTAATTTAGAAACTTTAAGTTATAAATCTTTTCAAGTTTACAAAAATGAAGAATTACTTATATATGGAAAAGATTATAATTTTATTGAAAATTTTGTAAATGTATATGTAACTAAGAATGTTAATGATGTAATAGAAGTATATTTCTATTCTTCTACATTAAGTAATTTCGTAGCACCTACACCGACAAAGTTAGGATTATATCCTAAATTTGAACCAAAAATAATTACAGAAATTAAACCAACAGATGAAATAGAATATACAGAACCATTTCAATGTTATGGATCTGTTAACGGTGTGTTAGGTTGGTATTACCCATTGTTTTTTAATGTTGAAGATGCGATAGATTTTGATGTTATAAATGGAGGAACAGGAAATCCTACATTAATAAAATTTGATGGAATGACTACTACATTATATTGTGCAGAATCTTATAATTTTTTAGGTGTTAATGTACAATCTCTTGTATATGAAGATGTGGACTTTATAAAATCGTATGTCCAAGGACATGACGGAAGTAGGACACTTGTTTTTAAAGATTATAGAGATTTATTACTTTTAGAATTAGAAAAAAGAATTTTTAACAATATTAAGATAGATTATAATCCAAAATTATTTGATATAAATGATTTTATTTCTGGCTGTTTTAGGGAAACAAATGTAGCAAAATCAGATTTAGACAAAGTCATGTCTGTAGATTTTTATCAATGGGTTGCATACTCTGAAGTTCAATATACAATTAATACTTATTACGAAAACAACAATTCATTTACAAATAATTATTCTCGTGCTTTATATAACAATAAAAAACTGCCTGGCTGGTGGAGGGGTATTTATAAATTTGTGTATGACACAGATAGACCAGACACGCATCCTTGGGAAATGTTAGGATTTTCAATTAAACCAGACTGGTGGGAAAATGAATATGGATCATCTCCTTACACTAATACTAACAATAAATTATGGCAAGATTTAGAAGATGGTTATATAAGATTTGACAACAAGAAAAATAAAAAATATGCTAGACCAGGTTTAACTAAAATTATTCCAGTAGATAACAATGGAAAATTACTAAGCCCATTCCAAAATGGAATTGTACAATATTACAATGATAGTTATAAACAATCTGATTTTAGTTTTGGAGATTACAGTCCTATTGAAAATGTTTGGCGTAAAAGTAATTTGTATCCTTTTAGTTTATTAAAAGCAATGGTTTTAAATAATCCTTTTAAAGTTTTTTCAACAGCATTTGATAGATCAAGACAAAAAAGAAACTTTGCAGATCAAATTATTTACAGTAAAGATGTTAATCATTTTACATTTTCATCAATAGTGTTACCGTCAGTTGATACTGAAGTCAAAGCAAGTGGTCTTGTTAACTATATAAATGATTATCTTTTAAGCCAGTCAGTTGCTACCAAAGAAAAATATTTAGAAAAAATTTCTAAAATAGAAAATCAATTATCACTTAGAATTGGCGGATTTACACAACAAGAAAAATTTAAATTATTATTAGATTCACGAACTCCTTTAAATGAAGGTAATGTTTTTGTCCCTAATGAAAATTATAAGTTGTTTTTAAATAAATCACATACTGTGTCAGAGATTGTATATAGTGGAGTTTTAATTACAAAAAAAACAAATGGTTATCAGATAAAAGGTTATGATAAAAATTCTCCAGTTTTTAATTATTATCCAGTGATTGCTAGGCAAAAAGATCCAACGTTAAACATTGGAGGAGTAAGTGAATCATATGCTAACTGGAACGAGGAAAAAACAGTTATCCAAGGCTCTGTTGTAAGATATAATAGTAAATTTTATAGGGCCAATAGCACACAGAATGCTGGTATAGATTTTGATTATAATTCTTATACATTGTTAGAAAATTTACCAACCACAGGCGGTAACAACTTTTTTTTAAGAGAAAATTTTTCTAATCAACTTAGCGTATTACATTATGATACAATATTACCTAGTATTCAAGATGTTGTTGACTTTTTATTTGGTTATGGATTATATATTGAAACTTTAGGGTTTTCGTTTCCTGATTATGACGAAACAAAAAATGATATAAACAATTGGTTAGGGTCGATTAAAGAATTTGTTTTTTGGACCACACAAGCATGGCCTTATAATACTTTAATTACTTTGAGCCCGGCTGCTAATATGATACATTTTAAAAATAGCAGGTACATTGTAGATAAATTAGATAATGTCTTTTATGAATATGCAGTCTTAAATGCTTCTGGTAATCCAATTGATATTACTGATTTACAAATAGTAAATGAAGTAGATAATACTTTTTCTGTAGAATCTATAGGAACAGATGGAATTTATTATGTAAGACTTCCCTTAGTGCAATTTGAACACTGTTTATATATTGACAATTTTACAGTATTTAATGATGTAATATATAATAAAGTGGCAGGATATAGACAAGATAGAATTAAAGTCTTAGGCTATAGAACCTCTAATTGGACAGGGTCTTTGCACATTCCAGGCTTCATATACGATGATGTAAAAATTTATTCATGGCAAGAATGGAAAGATTATCGTATTGGCGATGTTGTATTATATAAGAATTTTTATTATGCAGCTGATAAGAAAATTTATGGATCTAAAGATTTTAATTTTTCTGATTGGAAAAAATTAGCGGAAAAGCCTACTAGTCAACTTTTAGAAAATATAGATTATAAAATAAATCAATTTACAGATTTTTATGATCTTGATAGTGATAATTTTGATGTAAGTCAACAAAGGCTTGCTCAACACTTAACAGGTTATCAAAAAAGAACTTATTTAGAAAATATTATTAATGATGATATAAGCCAATACAAATTTTATCAAGGGTTTATTAAAGAAAAAGGAACAAGAAACTCATTAAATAAATTATTTGATGTTTTAGCAAGTAATGATAAGGATAGTATAGAATTTTATGAAGAATGGGCGATTAGAGAAGGTGTTTATGGAGCTGTGTCAAGTTTTGAAGAATTAGAAGTTGTTTTAGATGAAAACCAATTTAGATTAACTAACCAGCCTGTATTATTATCTACAGAAAAAAATACCGGAATTGATTGGATTTATAGAATTAAATCTTATGAAGTTTTTGTAAAGCCAACAAATTATAATGAGCATCCTTTTCCTACAAAATTTATTGCCAAACCTTATGTGAAAGAAGCAGGATATGTTAATATAGATGACATTAATTATGTTTTAGGAAGCAAAGAAGAAATTTTGCAATTGAATTATGAAACAGTAAATGCAAATGATTATATTTGGATAGGTAATGTGGGGTCTTCATGGGCTGTTTTCAAATATGTTAGATATAATCATAATATTTTTAATATTACTATTCCTGAAGCATCTCAAGGAGTGGTCGAAATTCATGTTAATCCCAATACTGTTAATAACATAGATCCTAATACAGAGTCTAATTGGAAAATTACAGTTGGTGATATTATAGGATTATCGGATATCCATTACACATTTGATAATCCAGACGAAGATTCAACTGTATCTGCTTACTATCAAAAAATGGATGTTTCGGGGTTTTATGAAGTTGTAGATGTATTAAATAACAGTATTATAATTGCTATGCCGACTGCAAAAATAGTAGATATAACAGTTCCGTTTGAAACAGGTTTAAAAATTAACGTATATTTAAGTGTATTTTTTAATGTAAGATGTAAGAATATAAGTGATTTAAATGGAAAAGCAGAAAATATAGTTGATATCAATGATTTATTATGGTTAGATGACGATAGTACAGGCAGATGGAAAGTTTTAGAAAATAAAAATAAATTCATTTCGTCGTATGATGCAAAAAATCCTGTATTATTAGATACTGAGAGTTTTGGTACAGCATTATCTGTTAACAATAGAAATACTCTATTAGCTGTAGGTAGTTATAAAGATAATGTAAATGGTAAAGTATATGTATACAATAGAGAATCTACAAAGAAAAATTGGCAACTATCACAAGTTATAGAACCTCCAGAAAACATTGCAGCTGATTATCAGTCTTTTGGATATAGTGTTAATTTTACTGCAGATGGCCAGTATCTTTTAGTTGGTGCTCCTAATAGTTCTAATGTAAAAACAAATTATTATGGAGACTATAACGCAGACTCTAATTACGAATTGGGTTCGGTTGTAAAATATAACAACGATTATTGGCAAGCAGTAGAAGAAGTTAGAGGTAGTCGAGCTAATATATTATATAATAATTATGTAAATTATAATAAAATTATTTCAGAGACAAATTTAGATAAAGATTCAAGTGT